GTGAAGACAATCTCATCAAAGTTCCATCCATTCTTCTTCGGCTCTTGCTTGGTGACCACCTTTGTTTGGGTCACTCGGATGGTATCAGGCAAGCACGTAGCCTCAACCACGACCTTTCGGTCTATGTACTTGAGTTGAAGGCGTACCTTGTCTTGGTAGATGGTCGTGTCCTTTAGCACCTCCAATGTGTCCAACAGGTACTTTGTTTCGGTGACAATCACCGTGTCCCGAACAATCACACTCTCGAGGATGGGTTGAGCAGTACGGCATCCGTTAAGACCCGCAGCTATCACAAGAGGGGTCATCAATGGAGCAAGCAGGAGGCGTTTCAATTTCCTCAAGTTGATTGAGCCATTCATCGAAAGGGGATGTATTTGGTTTTGCCATTGACTTTTACTGCCTTTAGTTTTTGTTTTCGGTTCTTGCCCTCTACGTAACTGACGTGAACCCAAGCAGGCTCCACATCATTCCCAAACTCCCAAATAATTTGGTCGTACTCAAGGTTTCGGGCAATCCATTTAAATAACACATCATTGCCTCCGTTGAACTTCAGGTCAGCCGCTTGAGCCTGCACGTGCTGCGATTTGGATGCGCCCCCTACTCTACGATTCACTTCAGGACTGCGGTACGCACTTGTTACCTGCAACGGCCCTAAGGCATCTCTCGCAGGTTGTAAGACGTTTTCTGCAAGCGCACGAAGGTTGGGTTCCAAGTGCTTCGGTAAAGCGTTAGGGAGCCCCGTAGACGTTTTGGTCAGTTCAGCGAGGGTGAAGTTCTTGGTCATTGCGGATTGCGATATGCGATATTGTGAGTTAGGTTGTTGCTTTTAAACGTACTGCGAAGAATTATTGCGGCTCACGATACAGGGTGTTGCAGCTCAAGGATTATGCTTAATGTGCATTATACTGCACAAAAGTGAGCCGTATTGTTCCTTTAATCGGGCGTTATCCGAATACGCCAACCAAATCTTACAACTTGAGTCGCTCCTTTATTTGCTCAATTGATTTACGCTTCTCCTTTCTTTGCAACAAAAGAGCTGCACCCAAGAAAATGACTACGATAATTGCAGAAATCCAAAGCGGTGAGAAAACCCACAACCAAGACCAAGTGATGTAGTTGGTCAATTTCAGAACGATAAATGCTACGGTGAGCAGGGTGGCAAAACTTGTTTTCATACCCCAAATATAATTATTTACCCTGACCTGTGTAGGGCTTCTTGTAGTTCTTGCTCCGCTTGTTGCTGCTTGCACTCTTTGAATGCTTGCCTCGCTTCTTGCTCTTGCTGATGAACTTACTTACCGCCTGTTGCTTTGCCATCGTTAGGGTCTTTTAAAAACATAAGTGCAAACGCACCCATCAGGAACGCAGATACCTCCGTAAGGGTAGCTCGCTCATAGAAGACAAGCACAAAGCATAGCCCAATAATAAGAAGTCCCAAGATGGTGGTCTTGGGATTCTTAAAGAGTCGCTCAATTAGCACGATTCTTCTCCTTTAGCCAATCCCTGCGCCACTTCCACAAAGTGTAGGCAAGTGATGCCAATAGTACCAAAAGACCTAACGCCTGATGAACGTAGCCTACAAGCAGCCCTGCGCCTGTCAGCGACCAAGACGTAATTACCGAATCAGCAGATTCCTTTGTCATTGCTCAACAGGAGGTACAGGAGGTTGGCAGTATGCTGCTTCGGGGTTAGCCTTGCAGTATTCCTCTGCGTATGCTTGCTCCCATCCAGCGATGATGTGAACCCCACAAGGAGCAGGCCATACAACGTAAGAGGCAAATGAGGTAGCAAGAGGCTCACCTGTCCACAGGATGTCTACTGCGTACTTCGGTGAGGTCTTCAAGCAAACTTGGTTTCCTTCCTCATCGGTACCCCATTCGGTGCAGAGGTAGCCCAACTCAACTACTGCCGTAACCAGCTCGGAGTTCCAAGTGGTGTAGGTTTCGCCTTCGGGGTCAGTACCCGTTGTTTCAATCTTGGCTTTAGCCGTAGCCCATTGAGTGGGCGTGAACTCGTATTTTAGGAATTTCATAGCGTGGTCAATTCTGCCAGTTGGGCGTTAGTTAAGCGGGTCGGGAATAAAAGCAGTTGTGCGGTTTTATTGATAGATGGCCCAAGTACTCCGTTTCCTAATTGGATTCGGCTCATTGCTGGAACGCTGCACGATGTATCGGTAGTTCCTACTTGAACGCCATCAACAAAGAATGCGGTATTATTATTGGCGTAGGCGAGGGCTGCTTTGTGGGTTCCAATAGATAGTACGGAACTTTGGAAAAACGCTTGGCGAACCGAAGCAACATACACATCACCAATTAAAGAATTGTTCGTTCCTTTTGATAGATATAGCAAGTCCGTAGCTGCTCCATTATCAACAACCAAAATGTCTTCTGCGCCAATATTTGGTGCGGTAAATACTTCAATCTCCCAAAAGATGGTTCCTTCGGTTTGACCGATAAGAGCAGAAGCAGAGGTCTTTTGAGCTAAGTCCGCCCCCCTTGTCACCGCTGCTCCCAATGTGGGGATGTACGAGGTGGCGTAGGCTCCCGCTTCAAGTTGTAATCCGTATCCGTAGAAATTGCCCGAACCAAAACCAACTTCGCTAATCGTGTTTGCCGTTGTAGCCGTTAAAGTGCATCGGTACCATCCGTTGCCGTAACTAACCATTGAAACGGTTGGTGAACCCGAAGCAGGTGTAGCAACACCCGTTTGTAGGTTAAATGTACCTTGATAGTAAGCACCATCGTAGATATATAAACCGAACGTAGCAGCAGATTGATATTTGGCGAAAACTGAAAGCGTATAAGTACCAGCCGATTGCGAGGTTGATTTTGTCCAATATCCCGTACCAATCGTGTCGGCATTGGTATATCCATCGGGGCTTACTGCGGTGTTTGCAGTAACGGGAGTTGTGCCACCCGAACCCGTGTTCAGCTGCTCCGAGTACGTTACAAGATTCGTCCGCTGGGGTTCAAGCAACAAACGAGGACAAGAACTATTAAGGTAGTCCAAACGGGGTAACCCGCTAACGGGGCCAACGCTTACTGCTGCGGTGGTGGTGGCGATGTAGTCTGTTGCGATGTCGCCAAGTTCCGCTTGAGCAAAGGCAACGTAAATACCTTCACCAGTTGTGAACGAAGCATATCCACCAAGAACAAAAGAACTTGTAGAAGCACCTGCCGTAAACGTGTATGTAAAACGCTGCCAAGAGGTCGTGTAACTGATGTTATTTTGAGCAGCCGTACTTCCGCTATCTACACGCAAAGAAACTGAACCGCTTGATGTTCCCTTGATGTAAATAGAAAACGTATAAGGACTTGAGCTTGCGGTAGCAAAGTTCGCTGATAAGTTAGCGGAATTGGTTAGCGATGTGTACAAAGATGCCGTAGTGCCTCCGTTCGGGTCAGTTTGGCTTCCTGTTCTTGATGCATCAAATGGAACCCAGTTGGCGTTTGAGAAGTCCTGAGAATAGGTCATCACATTAGTCCGCACCTTCTCAATAAGGCCATTACTTGCAACACGGGTTGCACTTGAGGCACGGCTGAACGTAAGGTCACCCGACCCATCCAAAGGCTTCACCGAGTACACCTTTTGGTCTTTGTATCCCGAAGGAATCATTACGAGGCTTGCCTCATCAAAAAAACTGCTCATCAGTTCAAAATAAATAGTTGGTCAATCAAGCATTCTTCTCCCTCCAATGTTGCTCCGTCATCGGTCATACGCTGGATGTAAGTATCAAAAATATCGTAGTAGGTGTCTTCTCCTAAATCCTGCAATGCCCCTACCAAGCAATCGTAGCCTTCTACAACACCTCCATCAGCAGTAACTCGTTCAACGAACTCATCAGCGATTTCGTTAACAGGAGCAAAGCACGGAGGTGCTGACTCGTTTTGTATAGATAAAGTCGTTTCATCCACTTGACCGAACCAAGAGGAACAATAGACAATACCCCAGCTGATAAGGTTCATTTCTTTTTCGCTTTACTTAAAAACAACTTCAGCTTCTGGATATTCTCCCGCTTTACTCCGTACTTCATAGGTACCATCCGTGAAATGATTGTCCGTCTGTTGGGTACATCTCGCCATTCTGATTGGCGTAGTACTCTGGGGTTAAACTTCCGTAAAAGGTCAAGTAGCTGACCAAACGTCTTCCGTAGTGTTCTGCCGTATCTCGCTCCTTTTGGATGAGGTACTCCAGCTCACTCTTGTCAATGCCTTCAGAGTTCTCGCTCTGCTTCTTGAATACACCCCCGTTGCTCAACTTGTAGGCCAAGAAAGGCATCAGCTCAACCATCGTGTAGTGAACCAGCACGTCTTGAACATACTCGGTCATCAAGGTGAGGTAGTTGCCCGTGAGGGTGTTTGCCAGCACATCGTTCTTCAGCTTGTCGTACAGGGCAGTACCCAGCAACGCTTGGATGTGGATGTCCTGTGCGGTCTTAATAAACTGCACCATCTGGTCACGGTCTACGTTGCCCGAAATACCCGTGCGCTTTACGATGTCGTCTGGTGATACAAAAAGGGCGTATGCCATATTTAATAAACCTAAAGAATCAGATGTTGCGACTATTTGGGTATGCCGTGCTTACGGGCGTAGTCAGCCGTGTAGCCAGAGTAGTCCGATTCAATGGGTGCAATGGCTACCTCTTTGGCGTTCTTCGGTAGCTTGAAGCCCTGCCGTACCGCTTCGTTTACGTTGATGATATCCGTTCCGTTTAGCGTTCCGCCTCCCCATACCTTGCCATCTTTCGTTAGCTTCTTGCGGTATACCCTACGCTCCCAGCGATGGTAGCAGTTAGCACCCCCCTTGTAGAGCCATACGCTATACGGCTTGCCTTGAGCCTCTGCTCCTCCGTTAGAGCTTAACGCTTCAATGTCCTCCTTGCGGTATACACGGGCAGCATTCATCAGCGTAGAGCAAAGCACACGGCTTGTGCCGTTGGGTGACCTGCGTGTTCCGATGGTATAGAAGTAACGAACCTTGTAACGCTCCGTATCTTGCTCGCTCTTATCCTGCGCAGCAAGCTCAATGCGTGAGTTCAGGTACGACTCTACATCGTACTCTGCCTCCTCATCATCAACCAGCTCCGCATCAACAAGCTCAAAGTCCTTGAGCAAGTCTTCCTCCGATTCTCCAATCTCTTGGAGCTTGGCTACCAGTTCAGCAGCAAGCTCCTCCTTCAGAAAAGGGCGGCTATCCCCTCCTCCTTTCTGCGACTTCATCTGCGTAATTACAGATGATGAGTTACCAGCGAACAACGCTCGTGCGACCTGTGGGTCAAACTGAAGCATCTGCACAAGGAAGGTGATGGCTTGGTCTTGCGACAGAACGCCCTCCTGTACGGCACGCATAATGTCCAGCGAGCTGGCAATCTGCGCACCATTGTACGATGCCTCCTTCTGGATGAGTTCCTCCTGTGCCTGTGGCGTTACCGCTTCGGCTACGTCCACTCCCGTTTCCTCTTGGACTGTTGCTGCGTCAACCACGTCAATATCCGTGAACTCAATAGGCGTTAGCGTTTCAAAGTACAGGTCAAGGTTGACCTTGTTGTAGGCAAGCAGCTTGTCAATGCCCTTGAGGATTTCTTCCTGCTTGGGGCGTACCACTACGTTGTCCATCAACTGAAACGCATTCTTGATTTCTTCAGCGTTGTTGCCCAATCCCGTGTTGTCCTTAATGCCGAAAAGCATAGGCGAGGTAACACGATGCGCAACCATAATCTTCTGTGAGGATTCACGGCTCAAGAACTCGTACTGCAGGTGGGCTTCCGATAGCGTTACAGGCTCAATCGTAGCTGCCTTCTGCGAGTCATCGTTAAACGCAAGGATGTACTTGCCTGCGTTGTTGCTACCACTCCACTTCTGGCGGATGGCAAAGTCAATGTTGTCCTGCTCCTCCTGCGGTGGGATGCCGTTGTTGAAGTTAATAATCATTGACGGAGCAAGTCCGTTCTTGATGTTGTTGATATGGTAGTTGGCAATCTCCTCCTCCAGCTCTGCGTAAGGCAAGCCGCCTTGATAGTCCACAGGTGAGTAGTAGTACGAGCCGCTGCGGTATGGGCGGATGTAGAGGATTTCAATCTTCTCGCCTGCTGCTCCGTAGCCGAACGCTGGGATGCGCTCTGCTTGGCTCTTGTTACGCACCTTGCTCCAGTCGTATGCGTAGTAGTAGGCCTCAATTTCGCCTTCATCGTTGCACTTCTCTGCACGCAGCGTTTCAACAGGCATATGGTATACCTCTGCAATCTTGCTCTTGTCAGCGGTGTAGACCACCTGAAAGGCAGCGTTGCCGAGCATATAGAAGTCATTGACCACACGCTTGAGCTGCTCTGGGGTGATGAGCCTGCGCAGCTCCATAAAGCCAGCAGCGTTGTCTGCCGCATTGCTTGCGTTTACGCCTTTGCCGTAAATCATATCCACCACGCCAGCGATTACTGCGTTGTTGGTGGGGCTTCCGTTGAAGCGGTCAATCAAGTACTCAAAGTAGTTGTTGTCATCTCCATACTCCACCCAGCTTAAGCGTGGGCTTTCGCTGATTTTCGGGCTTGTGTACGAAGCCAGATTGATGAGTTTGATGTTACTCGCCATAGATTACAAAGTCGTTGTTCATTGTTTTTTCGGTGGTGTCAAGCACGGGCTGGTATGTGCTGATGGTATCACCACTCGGCAGCATATAAATCTTATCAATCGCCAGCACCTTTGCATCATCTGCACCCAATTCGGTGAGCGCAGTTGTTACGCAAGATAGTGATTCTATCGTTCCTGCATCTGCAATAACTCGGTCTTCGTATTGGTTTGCGACTCCTGCTGCGTAGCGTTGGTCTTCAAGGCGCATAACATACGGCACTTCCGCATCAAGGTTGGCGGAGTTGTAGGTGAACGTAAGCTCACGGGTGTCCTCATCAAACGTAGGCGCAACGAGCGTGTATGTGATGACCTCACGGGTGTCTTTGTTGATGAACTTGGCTTGGATTCGCCAGTAGTCACCGTAGTTTGTTAGGTCATCATTGCCGTACTTCCAGTTGCGGATGGGCAAAGTGATGCTCTGTTGGGCGTTGTATGACAGGAATATCATATCTAAATAACCCCAAGTGACTACAAAGTGGGGTAAGTGTCAAAAGAAAAGGGAGGCTTTCGCCCCCCTTATCCCATCCATTTGTCCTACTCCGTTCAGTAGTACAAGACAAATATAAGCATTAACCCCGTACAATCGTAGGCTTCGTACCAGAAAGTCCAGCGAACGGATTGTTAGGTACTGCACCCAGCAAGAAGTTTGCAGGTACACGCTCTTGACCAGTCAACGTGATGTTGTAGCCAGTCAGGTCACCGAAGGCAGCACCCGTTACGATAGAGCCTCCAGTTACTTCTGCTCCGTGTTCCAAGCCCATTACCCAAGCGTTACCGTTGTTGTCCTCTACGACAACTACAGGCTTCGCCCAAGACAAGAGCTTCACTTCCTTGTGCGTGTCCGCATCTTGCTTCTTCAGCACGATGTTCAGAACCTGCTCAAAGAAGGTCGTGCCGTTGTCACGGCTTGAGTTGATAGCCTGCTCAAAGTTAGACGTACCCTTGAGGTCGTAGCAGTAAGCAGAAATCGCAGCCGTAGCGAGTTGGTCAATGACATCGGTGTCAGCCGTGTCATATTCAACCTGTGCGAGGTTGAGTGAGTTGATGAAGTAAACGGCATTCAATCCGCCTACTTGGTCTTTACAAGGCTCAATGCGCCCCAGAGTTAAAGTACAAGCCATTTTGTTTTTTAGAATTAAAAAAGGGGATGGGGCTTTGAAACCACCACCCCCCTATGGTTAATCAGTCAGCGGATTAGGCGTAGTAAACAACGTCAGCACCGAAGCCTACCTGTACACCAGCCGTGAAGCGCATAATGAAACGGACATTTTTACTACCATCTAAGTCGCTCATGTCCAAGACCTTACACTCCTGAGAATCGTTCAAAAGCCCAGTTCCGAAGTATAGGTTGCTCTTTTGAGCAAGTACCATTTTGTTGCTTCCCAAGCCAGGAGCGTGGAATACACGCACCCCGTCAAAGAACAGGTCTTGACCAGCGTACCACAAAGTACCTTTGTTGTCAACACCATTAGCACCTTGACCTGAAGAAGCGAAGCCACCCAGAGCACGTACGTAAGCCTTGTAAACATTGGTCGGTACGTACAGGTACAGGTCATCCTTACCGTATACTGCGTTCGGGGCCGAATCAAGTACACGACCCATCTCCGTGATGACGTTCTGAGACGTAATGCCACCCGTAGCAGCGGTCACGTCAATTACAGTCGTATCAGCAGCAAGCAGGGTTTGGAATCCGTTGAACTCACCAGCGTTGGCAGTAGCACCAGTCCAGATTTTGCTCTCAACCCACTCGGCAACTTTACCAGCGTTGTAGCCGATGAAGTAGTCAACGAATGAAGTAGGCAACTGGTCAAATGCAGAGTAGCCCATTTGGATGGCTTCCCAATCTGATTCAAAGTCGCTCTTGCAAAGCTCAAGGTTTACCTGCAGGAACTCGGGCTGAAGGATAGCTTCAGTCAAAGTCAAGGTAGAGGTATCGGTGAAGTCGCAAGATTGGTCTTTAACGATGTCGTTAAGGTTTACCTTCTTCAGTACTTCTTTGTACTTTACGTTAGGCTTAACCGTGATACCGCCTTTGGCGATGGTGTCACCTGACAAGAGGGCTGCAGAAATGTATTTGCCTGCAAACTCACCTGCGTAGGTAGTCGTAATGCTCGTAGTCGTGGGCATTGTTTTAAGATTTAATTATTGAAAAGTTTGGAGAACACTCGGTCTTTGGTTGTTGCAACACGCTCTGCACCGATGTGAAATTTCAGTTCGTGTTTCTTTTCTACTGGAGCAGCAACGATTGGCTTTTGGGCAGCCATTGCAACTTCAGCTACGGGTACTTCTTCAACGACTTCTTCAGCCATCTCTTGCTTTTTACCCATCTCTTGTTTCATCATTTCAACTTCCTCACGGAGTGAATCAACCATTGCAGCAAGGTCACCGATAGTCATTTCGGGAGCTACTTCTTCAGCGGCTTCAATTTCAACCTCAATAGATTCCTCCATTTCGGCTTCTTTGATTTCCTTGATGATGCCTTCTTCCTCAACAACGAGGATTTTGCCATCTTCAAGTTTATGCTCGCCAACGGGTACGGCAACTCGGTTGCCCTCACCATCAACGAGGAATGCGTTAGCGCCAGCCTCAAATACTTCGGCTTCCACCATAGTACCATCAGCCAACGTCATAGAGGCAAGCTCCACCTTTTCGGGTGTCAGAGCCAGCTCAATTTTCTTGAATACGTCTTGCAGATTCATAACTAAAAAATAAATAGATTGATATTTGGGGATTTTACTATTGGCCTTTGCCCCCGATAAAGCCAATTCCTTGAGTCCACATATCGCCCTTGTCGCAGCACTTGGTAGAGTAGGTCACCTTGTCTTTGCATAGGCAGCCTCGCTTGTTGTTCTGTGGTACGGGTGGCTTTGGGCCTTGATTAAATCCTTTCATCGTGATTGTGTGCGTTGAATAAAGAAGATGATGTCCCATACGAGGATAGCCCCACCGACTGCCGTGAGCTGCCAGTAGTTGCCGTTCGTGATGAAGTCCTCATCCACGTAGTATTGGAACACTTGGTGGAATGGATGCTCAACTGCGTTACCACGTGGGAATGAAATTGTAGATGCCAAACGCTCGTATGGTGTCCCGTTGCCTCCTTCAAGGCGTAGCTCACCGTATGTGGTATTGGCGTTTGCTGCGCTTGCCTTGAATACGATTGTTGCGATGTAGGTGTCGTTTTCTGCAATTCCATACACACGCCCTGTGGTAGGGTTGTACAGGTCGCTTGGGGTATTGAGGTACGATATGATATTGCCCCCGTTGTTTGGAAGGCGAGCAGCCACACCATCAGCAAACGTGAGCTTGTTGCTGGAGGTGTACTGATTGTCATCCCACCGCACCCAGCCAAGCCCAGCAGCATTACTTACGTTAAGGTTTACCCACGCACCATTACGCACAATCCAGTACCCCGTTTCGGTAGATACGATTGCGCCTTCCTCAATTCCGTAGGTGAGGCGTTCAGCATCTGTTGATACGTCAGTCTGAACTTTGTACGAGGTGTTTAGGATAGTACTCATATACGGCCTAATTCTTTGAGTTTAGATTCTGCCCAACGCTTTGCAGCAAGACCACCCCACAACAGGTAGCTGATAGTGCCGCAGGCTTGCGTGTCGTTCTCATCGTAGTATTCTTCGGCTCTTGATAGGTACGAGTACATACGGGTGATGGTTTCTACAGACACAGGCTTGCCGTCAGCGAGCTGCTGACCACGAATCTTGCCCACATCGGTAGCGCATTTGTTGCCGTTCTTCTCGTTCAGCTCTACGCCTCGTTTGGCGTTGTTACGCACGGCCTCTGGGTAGTCCGAGTAGGATTCCATCTCAAGGCGTTTGCCAGCCTTTCTACGGCCATCTTTTTTGATGATAGCACGAACCGAACCGAAGATGTACTGCTCAAGGATATGCTCTGCCTCTGCCATCTCAATCTGGTTGAGTACATCCTGCAGGTTCTCGCCACGCATCTTCTCACGCTGCGCAAACCAGCCCTCAATGCTGAAGCCTTTGACCTTGCCCTCCTTGACGTACTCTGTCCAGATGGCTTCGTTGTTGACCTTCATCATCACAACCCAAGTGCCGACAGGGTAGTCCAAGCCGTAGGCACGGGTCTTGTCCTTGTCCTCATCCTCAATAATCCAAGACTCCACCACCGATAGGCCGTTGAGTTCTTCTGCGTGTTCAAGGGTAGCGTTGTTCTGGTTGCCCTTAATCATATACAACTCGGCTGCTGCTCGGATGGTAGCCTCGCTGAAGTAGACGTAGTACTCCTCGCCTGTCTTCTCATCAATGCGGTAGATGGGCTTATTGGGTACGAGGGCTGCTCCAATCAAGATACGCTTGTCCTCGTTCTGTACTTTGAACTGCACCTGCTGCTTTGACAGAGCAATGAACTGCTCCTCTATGGCTGGGCTTTCAACGATGCTGATAGCGTCAACGCCCATCAGATTGTCATCTTCTAAAATCAGTTCGTAGATTTTCATCCTCCGATTGTTGCGCTGGAGCGAATCTTGCGCTCAAGCTGGTTAGCACTTTGTATGTCTTGGTTCACCACGTAGGCTCGCATCGGTTGTCCGAGCAGACCTGCAAGTTGGTTTTCTGTACCAGCGAACTGGATATTGGGTATCATCGGTGATGCCGTAGCAGACGTAGATGGCACACTCGGTGTGCTAATGCGTGATGGCGTACCGCCTCCCTCTGGTTGGAATTTGGTGGCAGCGATTGTTGCTATCTGTGCAGCACCCGTTGCAGCAGCAATACCTGCAGGAACGAATCCTGCTGGGCCTACCGTAAGCTGGCTCATAACCGCAGCAGCGGTGTTTGCGATGGCTTCCGCAAGGCGAAGGGCTTTGGTGATTTTAAAGTTCTTCTCTGCGTTCTTTTTGTTGTCCTTATTGAGCGCCTCTACAAGACCAGCGATAGCACCGAGTGACTGACTAACAAGCTCTACAGATTTGGCTGCCTGCTCAAGCTCACGCTTACGCTCCTCATCAGCGTACTTCTTCTTGATTTGCTTCTTCTTCTCCTCGTACTCGGCAGTTACGGCAGTAGTGTCCTTGCCTGCTTTGATGGCGAGGGTAGTGAGTGCCAGATATTGCTGCTCTGCTGCTGCAAGCTCTTGTTGCTGGGCAGTCATATTTGAAGCACGGAATGAGGCTAACGCATCGTTGTAGGCGCTTTTTGCCTGCATTAGCTGCAGCTTCTTTTCATCAGCCGTCTTCTTTTGCATTTCAGCAACCTCACGCTCTACCTTTTTACGCTCCTCACCTGCTTCAATTTCTTTCTTGGTGCGTTCATCAAGGGCCTTTGCTTCTTCATCGGCTGCTGCTTTAGCCTCCGTGCGGAGTCCTTTCAGCTCGGTTTCCAGCTTCTTGTTCCTGCGCAGGTTTTCGGTACGCAGTTCATTGACCTTTGCTTCCGCTTCTGCAAGGCTACGCAAGTCCTCATCTGTTGATTCGCCAAGAGCAATGCGGTCTTTTAGGTACTTAACGTAGGATTGAGCATTGGCTTGCTCGGCTTTTGCTACGTTGTTCTCAAGGGTGAATGCCCTACGGACTGCCTTCTCACGCTCTTGGATGGACTTGGTTTGGTCATCAGCAATCAGGCGAGCCTTTGCGATTTCTCGGTTAGCCTCTGCTCGTAGCTTGATGAGGTCACGCTCCCTATCTTCAATCGCATCAAGCTGCTCTGCAAGACGTGCGCCTTCTTTGGTTTCACGGGCTATCTCATCACCCAATCCTTTGAAGGCTTTAGAAACGCCCTCTACTGCGCCTTTGAAGTCACCGCTGAACAACTTAACAAGCGACTCACCTAAACCGATTACACGGTCTAAAACGACCTTTACCGCTGCGCTAACGCCACCCATAATCTTGGCGAACTGGTCAGCTCCTCGTGAGGTCTGCGTGAAGTAGGTAAACAGTGAGCCGAGTGCAACGACCAAAGCTCCCAAGCCAGTAGCGATTAACGCTCCCTTCAGGGTAGTTAGTGAACCCAAGAAGGTTTTAACGCCACTTACTACGGCCTTGAAGCCAGATGCTGCTCCGTTGGTAAACTTATCAATGGACTCCGTTGCCGAAGACATTGTTTCGTTTAGGTTGTCGGTCTGCTTATTGGTATCGGCAAGAGCCTTGTTGACCTCCTCAATGTTGAGCAAGGCTTCCCCATTTTCAACCTTTAGCTTGATTACTTTCTCAACCGCCATTGCCTTTTGATTTGCTCTTTTGCTTCTGCCCAGCTTTCAATGACTTCCCACTTGCCCTTTGCGATTTCAATCTCCTCGCAGATTCCGTAGTGGTCACCCTTCAAAGCGTTAATTAAAGAACCTATATTCATAGCAGTTGTTGTCTTTCAGCCATTATGCTCCACGTTTCTGCGACTGCTACGCCACCCACATAGTCCAGTTGTAGGTACGATGCAAAGCCATTAGCCGTTTGAATTGACACGTTGTAGCGGTCACCGATGCTTGGGTTGATAGCCGTGATGGTATCGCCTCCTGCGCCACGCTCAATAGAGTAGTCCATTTGGTACGAGTAGGTGCTGCATACGGCACTAATGCGTACAATCTGTCGTTCGCCTTCCTCCATTGCGAATAGAGGGGTGGCGTAGTTATGCAAAGCCACGCACCTGAAATTGGTATCTTCTTCGGCACTTGTTGCTTCGTACCAGTATTTGGTATCGGTAGGGCGGCTCGTAGTGGTCTTCACGTTAGCGACAGGGGCTTTCTCCAATCCTACCAACCCAGCACTCGCTGCCTTGACGTACTTGCTGGTGCGCCAGTAGCAGGCGTTGTCCACCCATCGGTAGCCGTAGAACTCGCAGCACTCCTGCGTAGCTGCTCCGCTGAAGGTGATTGTGCCGTTGTTATTCAGCGAGGTGATGGTCTTTGCGCATAGCGAGGAGTTGACAAACGAGGCACGGAACAACTCTACCTTCGCAGTCATCGTATCGGGGTTGTAGCCCGATAACTTGTTAATCCTCCAGTACTCCCCATCGTAGTAGATTTGGTCGTTTAGGCTCAAGCCAAAGACCTCAATCGGTTCAAGCACTACGCTGACCTCCATCATCACCGCATCCGTAGCGTATAGCTCAAGCAGGTAGGTGGAGTAGTACTCGGTGAGCAGGTTGTTCTTCGGGGGCTTTACGCCTTCCAGTTGTGGGATTCCGTATGTTGCCGTGAACGTACCGCTGCTGACCGAGAAGATAGGGTATTGGCTTTGCGTTTGGAACGTACCATCCGAAGCCCTAAAGATGTAGTAGTCGCTCGTATCGTTAGTGCCTAAAAAGTACAACATACGAGGGGGTGAGTCCACAGGCTTACCTTCCCCATCAAACATTTGGATGACCTCAAAGGTCGTGTTGCTATTGATTCGGTTGGTGATGGTAGCAGCAAACGGGGCTTCAATGACAATCTCACCCTCTGCGAACTCGTTGTTCGTGTCGTTTACCTCTACGCTTCCGTGAGGATATTTGTATGCTGATTCGTAGGCCACATCCAAAAGGGAGTTGCCTTGCGCCATACGCATCTTGATGCTCTTACCCTGCAGCTCCGTAGTGGGCTTGATGGTGATGGGTTGGCTGATGTCAACGACCTCGTTCCAGTTAACCACCTGCCCAGCAGCAATCCATTCGCTATACGAGTAGGCTGCGATTTCGTTGGGTATCTCCTTGCTCGGCACGAATACCAAGTTGAACATCTTTGCCACCCCTGCGAGGAAGTCCTTTTGCTTCATCTTCGGCAGGAACATAGAAGGCGTGATGTCAAAGTTGGATGGGAAGTCGGGTGCCGATATCACCGTCATCTGGCAGTTAGCCCCAAGCGTACCACCCGATTCTATTCCTCCGATGCGGAATGTCACTTGGTTGCTACCTGCGATGGTGGTAAACGTATGCGCAAAGTCAATAGAGAATGCACTTGCCGTTACTACATCCTTTGTTTGGATAGCAACGCTGCCCAAGTACATCGTGATTTGGTACATATACAAGCCTGAAGGCGAGGTGATGTTACCCTGAATGTTGAACTTGTACTCCCCTACAATCGGTAGCTCGTAGGCGTTGGTGGTAGTGTTGAAGTTGTTTCCGTTGTCGTAGACCTCCGTATTGAGTACAATCTTGGTCGGTGAGGCGCCAGTAAGGTCAGGGATGGACAACGTGCCACTGGAGTACACCTGCGCAAGACGGTTGTTGAACGTGGCCTCTAAAGGAACGAGGCTATCCTTTGAGTAACAAAGGGTGTAGAGTTCGGTGAAGTTGTCATCACCCATAATACCCTCACCTGCCTTTAGCGTATAGCCAGCATCCGCAAAGATTTGGTTGAATAGCACGCTGGTCTTAATGGCTGGGTAGAAGTCAGACTCCCACATAGGGGTGAACAACTGCTGCGGAGCAAAGAGCGTATCCGATGCAAAGACACGGGTGTCAACAGGAGCATAGATGATATCGCCACTAAACAGGTCAAGATTCCAGCTATCGGTGATGTTCTCGTAGGATAGCGTATGCACGTAGGTGTCAAGGTCAAGGTCACGCAGTTCCTTCTCGCCTACCTCACGGGCGAAGCGAGCGTTCTCACCAGCCACCAAGATTTGGTACTGCGTAGGTACGCCTTGCTCCATAGCCACGTCAAGCAGTTGGAGGTAGCCCTCAATGACAATAACGTCATCCGAGTACAACGTTACATCCTGCTTGGCGTATGGGTTGAATCCCCCTGCTACGCTGACATCGTAGTAGTGCTTGAAGAATTGGTTGTTTGCGTCTGTTGCTGGTACGCTGAAGCTCTTGGATATGGGGCTAAAGATGACCGCAGGGTCACGCAGGTCAGCGATGTTGTAGTCAACGCTGATGCCCTCATCCTCAAAGATGTCAAGGTAGCCAGTAGATGTTTGAAGCGTTAGAGCCATACTCGGTTTTTGACTTGTGCTGCGTAGGTCATATTGAAGGTGTACTGCACCAGATTGTCGTTAAGGCTGGTCTTGTACTCCACCTGCGTATCGTTCAAGATAACGTATCGCTCCTCCTCCACCAAATATACGGAGTTAGATAGGAGCATTTCTTTGACCATCTGGTTGTAGCCATCGTTCAAGAAGCCCGTGTTGAGGGTGATGCTATCCGTGCCGAAGTTGTTGTAGGTCTTGTTAGGCGAAGCCGTAGTGGGGTCGTATGTCCACGTGCTGCTGCCTATGGTTCCGATGTTGGTGGCGTATCGCTTCTTGTCGGTACGGGTTGACTCAACCGACTTCTTGAAGGCCACAATGTAGTCCCAAGCCCCGTACTTGTTTTGGTAGGCGATGGTGATGGGCGTATAGCGTGGCTCACAGGTAGGATAGAAGCGAGTGGTGTACTCGGCATCATCTACCCCCAGCTCCAGCAGTTCAGCATCAAGGCAGTTCAGCCCCTCGCAAGTGCCTCCATCTGCCTTTACTCGTTGGGCGTAAGCGGTGCTGACAAGGTTACCAAGCGAGAGGTCGTAGTACTGCAGGTCAGTAACATCCTCTGGCTTCGGGTCAATGACCGAATCGTTGAGGTTGGCTACGCCTGCTGGCACGAACCATAGCTTGTCGGTGGAGTCGGTAGAGTTTACCGCACCGAAGTCAGCCACATCAACTACTGCTGCTTGCCCATCGGAATACTCCACACGCATACCATTGACCAGAGAAGGCACGATGCCGATGGTCATAGCCTGCTCAAGCTGGATGTACTGCTGGCTGCTGCCGCTTGTCATCACCCCTGTGGTGGTAGTATCATTTACGCCATCTACGAACTCGGTGTACCCATCGTAGGCTTGGATGGTATTGCTTGTTGCGCTAACAGAACCGATACCTCCTGCGGTGGTATACTCACGGAACTTGACCTGTACGTTGCAGACGGTCTGCTCGTTGTCGGTAGCCGTTCCTGCTGCGTGGTCAATGTTAGTCTGCGATAGGTACGAGCTTACGATATTGCTCACATCAAAGTACCCGTAGAGGTTGCTGACCGATTCCTTGCGCTTGATGAGGCGGTAGGTGTAGCTTACAGGTACGCTACCCGAAGCACCAAACCAAATGAACACATCAGCAACGTACTTGAATCCTGCGTTGCCAGAGTTGTTAGAGCTTACCGAGTAGACCATAGGGCTACCTGCGAAGCTGATAGTCGGTGGCTGCTGGGTGATAGTGATAGCCATTACTTGTATTTTTTGTTTAGTGCGTTGATGGTGAACTCAAGGAAGTCCTCCACGTCAAGTCCGTATGCCTCCTGTATTTCGGTGGGTAGTTTTTCAAAGCCAAGCTGAAAAGGGCGTGAGTAGAAGTTAGAAGGCTCAATCCCTTTGGCCTTAATCTTTATCATCACCTTGCGTGCGGTTTCAGCATACGACAGGAACTTGCCGCTATTGTCTTTGAACTGCAAACGTCTGCGAGCAGTCCAAGCGTATATCGCTCCGAATGGGGGCATTTTCCCTGCCTTACGGCCTTTATCTACCCACTCACCATACTCCGCCATCAAGAAGTCAAAATCAAGGCTATTAGGGCCAGTTGTGATTTCGTATGCAAGTGACTGGTATAGGTTGCCCGTGACGTTCTTTTTCTTCTTGGTTAGGTTCTTGCGGCTTTCAGCAACCAGATACTTCCCGAACTTGTTTAACGCAAGTCGGGTGTTCTCTGCCTTCTTTAGGTTGGGGTTGCCTGTCTGCCGTGCCATTAGCAGATGATGGTTGGGTTTGGTGTTTCAATCTGCAGCGTACACTTCCATCCGCAGAGCGTGTTCTCAAAGTCCTCATCAAAAGGCTCGCACACGGGGTCGTTGACCAAGCGGTAGCCATCGGTGTATAGGTCACCCCTGCGCATTGATGCAATCATCTCTTGCAAGGTGAACAGGCTGCGATGGTAGATGTCTTGCTTCTGGGCTACGCCTTGAAACGAGTACGGCTCAACATTCGGGTCTTGCTTGGAGTAGTCCATCACATCCATCACCAGCACGTCAATGGAGTAGGTGACGGTGCGCTCTTGGATTTCAGCCGTTCCCGTGAGGATATGGCACAGAGGGAACAGGGTCATCTTGCGCATATCAACGTCAAAGATGTTGCCCCACGTTACCGAGTTGACGTATGATGCGGATTCGGCTGCTGATTGCAGAGCCTCACACACTTGATAGTAGCCGTACTTCATAAATAGAAAACCACTTATCGGGTACGTTGTCGTGATATGGTCTGCTCAAGTCTTGCCCTATCCGCCTCGTAGGTAATCCACGTCAGGCATTGATACAAGGGCAGCTCGGTTACTTTGTCAAGATTTTGTATAGCCCCTGCAGCAAGCTGATGGAGGACTGCGTACCATCCCCATCGCTTTCCAAAGGCACTTCGGGCATCAAGGACTTCTCTTGTTCCACCTGTTGTTTCAAATAGGTCAGAGAAGATATCTGCAGTCCTATCTCTAAACGATAAAAAAAAAGCAGCGCCCCTTGCACTACATCCATCGTGATGTCCTCAAACGCAGCACCATCGTGCTTGTCGGGATGGTATGGTTCTATCTCGTGTCGGCTCAATACCTTCTTCGTAACGGGGCGGTACAAGATGCCCATCCATTTGGTTGCGTTCTTGATGGGGTCTTTCATATACTCCTCCAAGTCCACGAACTCACCGATGCTGATGTCCTCCAGCTTGGGATGGAATCCGTACTCCACGCCACCTATCTTCACGAAGCGTTGCAGCTCTGGGTTCTGGATGAATACCCCTGCCATAATGGTCTTGATGTCCTCAATCTCGTTCACGGGGAACAGGCTCTGCTCATCCTTGTCAATGCCGCAGAAGATGGACAGGGCTAAATCATCAGCCGTTTCATCGGTGGGGTTAGCTCCCATAAAGCGTTGAAAGTCCTTGAGCTTGATGTCAGCCCATACGCTGGGGACGTTTATTGTGCGAAGCATTGCTGGCGTGTGTCGTTTATATTCTGGATGGTGTAGAACTGCACGTCCTTATGCAGTTGCTCTGCTAATTCAGCGCATCTTGCTGGGTCAAGGTTCTTGAGTTCCTCCTCCCAATGGGCTGGGCCTTTGCACAAGATGGCGTTGTTCTCGTTTAGGAAGGGCGTGTAGGGGTGCATATCCTGCGCAATGATGCACGTCTTGGTGAAACCAGCCTCAATCGCCTTGAGGTTTGACTTGCATTTGTTGAAGGTACTCGGGGCAAGAGGTGCGATACTGACGTGAATCTGCTTGTACAACTTGCCGTAGGTGGTGTGGTCAGCCCGTTCAAACTCATTAGAAGCGTTTAGCGAGGCTTTGTAGTACTCAATGGTGTACGAGTTAAGGCCAGCCAAATTGATGCGATTGTAGGCCAAATCATCATCGTGGTGCAACGCACCCATATAACCCACGTTAAAGCCCTCTACCTTTTCAATATCTGTCCACTGCTCCCTGCGTGTGTCAATGGCATTAGGCAGTACCCAGATGGGGACGTATGGGTTCTCCTTCTGTATATGCTCTGCGAGGAATGGATTGGTCGTGTGGATTTCATCAGCAATCTTTATTGTCCATAGGATGTCGCTCGTTTTAAGAGCGTTCCTGTTGGCGTGATGGCGAGGCAATACCCACCAGTCATCAAGGTCAAGAATCAGCTTGATGCCGTACTTGTTGAGCATCGCTCTGAATGCTCGGTGATTCTTGGTGGCTACGCCCCGATTGACAACGAGGTGCGTGATAGCACCCTTGTATTTGTCCAGCTCATCAAGCTGCCCGAACTTGACCATATAACCCCGAAGCATTAGGTCTTCGTATGGTACTTGGAGTCGGTGGTAGAATACGCCACCCAGTTTGCCTGCTACAAAAATCATCGTACTGAATATCGCCCGAAGTTGGGGTTGTTTTTCTTGCTAAAGATAGCGTATCGTGCGGCATCAATAGCGTGGTTGAATGCGTCAATGGGCTTGTTCAGCAGGTTGCCGTTCTTGTCCTCTGTCCACTTGTAGTTGCGCAGCTCCTTTTCAAGGTTCTTGCTGCGTGGTGTGATGAATAGCTTGTAGCGTTTCATTATGTCAATGCCAGCGTTCACGCTATCGTTACCCTTTGCGGTGGGCTTTACGTTGAAGCCCCTGCGGTATAGCTCCTCAATAGACTTGGGTTCTGCGCTATCGGCATACACCTCACTCCTTCGGTCTACCCCCAGCGAGGTAAGCACGTTGGCAATGTCGTTGTTGGTTAGCCCTGTCTGATAGAGTAGCTCATCAAGATACAGGCATCCATCTGCTTCGTATACTGCCACGAGTGCGGTAGGGTCGTTGGTGAATCCAAAGTCCATCCCCATAGACAAGAGCCTTGCGTTAGTGGGTACGTCTGTTGCTCCAAACTGGAAGATGGTAGCACGGCTCATACCACGCTCACCCAAGCCATAGATGCGCCAGTAGTCTTCATCGGTTGTTGCGAGGCGTTCAATCTCCGCCACGATGGAGGCATCCAAGAACGGATTGTCCTTGTAGGTACTTTGTATGTACGTTACATCATCACGGGTCAGCAGGCGGTCGTAAATCCAATGGAACGCATCTGATGGGTTGTAGTCAATCCATATCTTGCCTGTGGTACGAACCAAGAGCTGAAAGAAGTCCTCCCAAGAAAGCTCGTTGGCCTCGTTGCAGAATAGGTAGTCACGTCTTGCTCCACGCTTCTTCTGCGGTTGGTCAAGCGAAATGAACTCAAAGAGGTTGCCGTTTAGGGTGTAGGTGTAATCGCTCTTGTTATGGCGAGCCTCATCGTACAAATCAAGTTTGTTCAGTATCTCAAAGAAGTCACGGTATGCGGTCATCTTGAGCGATGGGAGGGACTTACGTACAATAGAGAAGACCTTACCCTTCTCCTGCATTGCGATGACAATAAGCATCTGCAAGATGGAATAGGTCTTACCAGAACGAGAACCGCCTTGATTGACTACTATCCGTGTGGGGGCGGTGTAGTTCCTTTCAAAGAGTTCACTTGTCTTGACTTGGAGTACGGACAATCTCTACTTTAATTTGGGTGAGTTCATCTGCTGCTTCGTGTGAGTTCTCCACCCGTGCGAGCTTGGGTGTCGTGTACTCCGCCATCTTGTTCAGCAGGTCAAGTGCGCCCTTTGGGTCATCAGCAGCTACCTGCGTTAGCCATAGGGTCATATTCTCAAGGTTGGCTTCAATGAGGTTCTGGAATGCCTCACGTATTTTGTTGGTCGTTTTGTTTGCTGCTCCCTTTGGTTTGCCCGCAGGGTTGCCGCTTACTCCTTTTTCAAATGGCATTGTATGGAATTGTATAATTCAACTAAATAACCCTTTTTGACAAGTGGTGGTTGTGGACTGCCTTCAGCATCTCCTTGTGTTGGGTCTTATCTCCGTACTCGTTATGGCATTGCCTACATAGAGCCATTAGGTTTTCTATGGTGTCCGCCTGTTTGCTCCCTCCCATACCACGAGCCTCCAGATGGTGGATGTCTACCGCAGTTGCTTGACATACCTCACAGGGAATCCAGTCGGTGGTGTCGTAGCCCATTGCTTTGAGGTAGACTTTGGTGTGGTTCTTCATAGTCCGCAGTATCCTGAATCGCAAGAGTTGAAGTCATCATCAAATAGCGTATGCTGCGATTTGTGTGCTTTGATTTTTGCGTATGTTGTTTCTTTCTTCCATTGCGCTCCGTGTTGCTCCTGCTCAATGAACCAGTCAAACTTATTGGGAGCTTTGTCGCTCATATGCTTGAGGAGCATTGGGCTTCGGTGGAAGCATCCCACGCAGTTGTTCATATAGGCAAAGCGTACAGGCTTGTCTTGCCAATAGGCTTCAATGGTGTCTTTGTAGATATTGTCTTCTATCAATGGGAACTCTGCTACACGATAGGTAACGTCTTTCCATTTGTTTCGGCTCTTGCTCTTTCCGACAATTACCTTTGCGTATTCAATGCCTTCAGTTTGACGGAGCAGCATACGCTGCGCTCGTTCCTGTTCGCTCGCACGAAAGCCCATACGCATCCTCACAGGTAGTTCGGTGTTATCGTATAGCCATTGTGTGATTGGCTTCACCTTTAGTTCAGTTGTGCAGTAGCGCATCATCACGTTTGGTAGATAGCGATACTCCGTTCCATCAGGCTTTGTCCCTCTTGTGGAGGCAAGAACATCTTCAAAGGTCTTGGGGCTTATCCATTGAATCTTGCGACCTATGTATTGCTCAAGGTCAAGCATCGTGTAGATGATTTCATCTTGCTCAAGCGTTCCAATAAATTCGTGTCCTATGCGGTCGGATACTTGCTGCCTTATTGATGCATCTGGGAACAAACACTTCTCGCTATTGGTACGCACCAACGAGAATAGCTCAATGTCGGCAGGATAGTGTACCGCCATATACGATGAGGTCTTACCTCCCGATAGTGAGTTTACTGTATTCATCGCAGGGCGTTGTAGTAGCAAAGGTACGCCTCTACGCAGATAAGATTGGTTAGCCTTGTTGCTGCCTGTGCGAACATACCATCGGCCTCGTAGATGTTTTCAAAGCGTAGCTTGTTGGTCTTTGTGGGTCGGAACATAAAAGAGGCGGTGTCTATGTTACCGATTCTTGGTTGGTCGGTAGGGCGGAGCCTTCCCTCTTGCCCCCAAGTGACTATGCCAGCATTTAGATACAGGAGCGATTCAATCTGCTGGATGAACTTCGGGTGGAGGATGTTGTCATCATCCAGAAAGTATACCCAGTCGTTCTCGGTGAACTGGTCTTGGTATAGGTCAAGGAACTCGTTGCGCAGGGGGTTACCCCAATGTCCTGTCTTCTTTGAGTAATGGGTTACGTTTGCACCGCTTGGTGCTTTGTGGTCGGTAGAGGCATCCATCATCACCACCCAAGTAAAGGCGGATGGAATTGACTTGCGAATCTGTGCGAGGTTCTCTGGTCGTGAACAAGGCGTTACAATGTAGAGCATCATTTGTAGTGTTCTCCTTCGTTTCCGTTCGTTCCGATGATGTCCATCCGCTTGTTTAGTTCCTCCTCCATCAGCTCCCACTCCTGTTGTGCTGCGTGCATAGCGCAGGCACGAACTTGGCGCATCTGCTCACGCTCCCATTGCTTTGCTGCGTAGCGTTCAAGATAGGTTACCCACATACGAGCAGCGACTGCTTGGCGTTGGGGTTTAAACGGATAGGTGCTGCGTAGCCTCGCCATTGCGATACGCATAAATTGCTCTCTCATAGGGTTAGTTCGTTTTCGTTTAGGATGCGGTGTAGGGTGTTGCGAATCTTCTCATACGTTTCGTGTTCCATATCGGGCATTGAATCAGGAGCGTACTTGGTTAAGGCTCGCAGCTCGTTATCCATTACCCACATAGCGTACTTCCATTTAGCTCCATTGACTGCATCTTGGAACTCCTCTTGCTCATCGGGTAGGTTGTATACGAGTGTTGCTTTCATTTCCGTAAGGCTTTAATAAATCCACGAACGAATCCAATACCAAAACTAATTGGCGCAGGAGAGAGTACCCAAAGCCAAGACCAATCAATAACGGAGGTCAGTTTGAGCGTGACAAACAATGCGGTCAATAGGATTACAAATAAGTTGTTTTTCATTTCTATCTTTATTTATTTTCCACCACTTAACCGCAGGCGGATACTCGGTTTTCATTTCTCGTTGGTGTTAAATGATTTCGTTTCTTGAACCATATGCAGAGCAAGAGTCATATATCCCTTCACTCGTTCGGCCTTGTCTTCTGATTCCTGAATCGCTTGGAAGGTATCGCATCCGCTGCAAGAGCCATAGGCAACTGAAGTGAAGATGTAGTCAGTCAATTCGGGTTCGTATACATTGCTGCACAAGATGAAGATTTGATTTCCCTGATATTCTCCATCATCAATCTTTACAAACCTGTTCCAATTCCATTCGTTGAAATTAGTTAATTGTGAGTAGGTTTTCTGTGGCTTTGTTACGACCGAGCGAAACAGAGTCTCATAGATGTCCTGATAAGAGTTAGGCTCGTTCTTAGTTAGCCATTGCTCAAGGAGATGCTTGCGCTCCTCCCATTGTTTGACGTAGTGTAGTATCATATTGTTGGTTTTAAAGGGGTCGTATCCGACTCCTTATAACTCTCCGAAGATGGTGTAAGAGTCCAAGTCCTCACCCAAGATGAAGAACTGCTTGTACAGTTCAATTGCCTCAAGCGTTTTGCGTTCGCCTTCTGCTACAAACTCGGGAGTGATGGAGTAGATACCCACATCCAAGCTCGCCTTGTCAATAGCGATGAAGTAGAACTTGTCAATCGGCACACCAAACAACCGAGTGTAGATGAACGCCTGTACATCGTAGCCGTACTTCTTTGCCGAGTAAGGGAATGCTCGTAGGTCAGTGGTGGTCTTTAGGTCAGCCAAGAACCCATCAGCAATGATGTCTGCCTTTGCTCTGAATGGCATCCCTTCTATCATACCGATTGCTGGTTGCTCAAACTCGCAGCCTTGAATCATTGACAAAAAGTATTCGTTGCGAAGTAGGGCATCAGCAATGCGTTGTGCTTCATCCATCTCCTTACGGGTGCAGATGTTGCGTTGGCCTTTTGCTTCCTGCCACGCCTTTGCGTTCTTGCTTTGCACCTCAATCACGTTGTACTCCTCCACACGATGCGGCTCAAGAGCCATCAGGTGAACGAGCCTACCTACCGAGAAGGCATCAGAATCCTCGCTGCCGTACTTGGTAACGTAGTGGTAGGTCTTCGGTGAGGTTAATAATAATTTACAAGCTGAAGATGACAGGGCATTCTTTGACAGGTTGCCGTAGTAAAAGTCATCATCGTGCATCTTGGATTTGATGGTTTCTAAATCCCAAGTGCTGCCATCAAGTAGTTCTATGATTTTCATTGTTGATTGGTTTTGAATAAAGGTAAACAATTTTTTGCAACTGCCGACACAACATCTACCGTTACTGCGTTTCCACATTGCTTGTAGCGTTGGGTGTTGCTCATTGGCTTTACTACACCATCGTAGTTGCCAAAGGCGGTATGGTCATCGGGGAATCCCTGTAAGCGTTCGCATTCAATGGGCGTGAGCCTTCGGATGCGGTAGCCATCAAACATCCGTAGAGAGTTATGGTGTGGTTCAGTGAGGGTTGGTGATTCGCTTCTTGCTACACGATTGTACAAATCAAGAGCTTGCGGTTCTCCTTCTATCAAATCACTGTTCTCTATTGTTTCGTTTAAGGCTTTGCTTGTGTAGTTTGTTTTGATAATCAAATCACTTTTGCCCTGATTCAGGGCAGGAACAATTCCATCGGCATCGTATACTCGGTCTTGCTGATATGGTTGCGTTCCGCCATTGGAATCACGCCTTGTGCCGATTTGCTTTACCTTCAAGTAATCTCCGTCAGATGGCTGCTTATAATATCCAGCGACAAGCGTAGAGGCATTTGTGCCTTTCTTCTCGTTGCCTCGCTTGTCTATTACTTGTGGAGCGAGTTCACGTTCACCGATATACGTTCCGTTTGATCCGCTATCATATCTTGCGAGGATTGTATTGGCTTGTAGGTATTGTCCCTGTAACTCATTAGCCTTTCGGTTGTTTTCTCCGATAGGAAATACTCCTCGCCAATCTCCCCCTGTGGTTGTAGAATATCCGACAAGGTATATCCGCTCTCTATTTTGGGGTAGAAACCAACTTGTATTAAGCAGTTGCCATTCAAGTCTATAACCCCCAATGTTGGTAAAGGCTTGGATAATTGCCCAAAAGTCTGCGCCATCATTTGAGGAGAACGTGCCTTTAACATTTTCCCACACAAATACACTTGGTCGGCATTCGCTAATAAGGCGGATTGCTTGGAGGACAAGAGAACTTCTTTCTCCTTCCATCCCAGCTCGTTTTCCTGCCAATGAGAAATCTTGGCAAGGACTTCCAAAAGTGATGAGGTCAATTCGGGGAAGGTCTGCTCCCCGAACATTTGTAACTGATCCGACATAAGTAGAGGTTGGGAATTGATGTTTGTAAACTGCAATAGCGTGTTGGTCTATCTCCGAGAAGTAAGATGTGACTTCATATCCTGCTCTCTCAAAGCCAAGATGGAATCCACCGATTCCGCTGAACAGGTCAAGTTGGTTAATTTTCATATAACGTATCAAAAAATTCTTCTTCTGACTTGCCTGAATCGTGCTGCACCTTACCCAAGAAGTAGGCTGATTGGATTGTGTTGCGCTCAAAGTGAAGAAAAGCCTCCTTCGTTGCATCGCTAAATTCGGGATGGTTCTCAAAGAACACGGTGAATGGTGTTTTCATTTTAGTATTCATCTGCGGCTACGGACGTTGCCCAATTAATCCACTTGTAGTACAACTGCATATCCATCTTGGTAGGTGGGTTGCTGATGTGAGAGGTAGGGTAGCTCGTGGTATTGGTGTAGCCATCCTCGTTGTAGGATTCCTCCTTGTACTCAATAATCATTTCGTATGTGTACATCTTCATTGGCGATTCGTAGCCAAGCCATTCCGCAAGGTATTCTTGGTCGGTTCCTGCTTCTACGGCATCCCAATACGCTTGCGGCATCTCGTGAGAGTCCTCAAGCCACATCTGAAGGTCATCAATTTCAAATAGCATTACAGTCCAGCAATTAGTTCAACAATAGCCATTGACCCCATAAGGCAGCCAATGATAACGATAGAGGCAATGAGCTTCGCAAAGAAGACCTTGACTTGGTGTGCAGATATTTGTTTCATTTTGATTGGTTTTAAATGATACCCAAATGTACGCAAAGCGTTCACGCCCACAACACTATGGGCAAAATGGATATTTATTGCATAAAAAAGAGGGCTATTTGCCCTCCTTCCATTTGGCGTAGCAGATTGCTAACGCCTGTTCTGTTGATTCAGCTTCGCCTGACGTTACCTCCATACAACGCTGGATGTAGTCAGCCTGCTTCTCACCTGCTTTGGGTTCTGGTATTGGCATAGAAAATACATTTAGATTTAGGAACACGATAGAACTCATCCAAGCCATTGCGCTCGGTTGTTGCTATCGTTTTTATTTCACGGTACTCCTCCTTGTAGATTTCATACGAATGGGCAATCAGTATGGCTTCGGTTTCTGCACACACAATAGCATACCAGAAGTCACCGTACTTTTTCTTCCTACCCAAGAAGCTAACCGAATCAAACTTAAAGGACTCCTCATCGGTGAACGGGTAGCCGTGCTTCACCTCCACCTCAAAGCTCATCAGCTTGTCGGCTTTGGTATCAAGCACCACAATGTCCACCTTGTAGTCCTCCTTCTCCTTGTCAAGGATGGTGAAACGTGAGCCGTATGACTTGAGCCAGCGCAGCAGGACCTCCTTGCCCCAATCATCGTTGCGGTCATAGGATGCCTGCACGAACTTTCTGGCCTTAAACTTCATACGCTGCGTGGAGTTCCGTAAGGTTGTTTATCCACTTTGCCCACAACTTGGGTGAGCAGGTGCAAGGCACTACATACTTGTGGCGGAATACCCGTGCGTGAATCTGGGCTATCTGCTCACGCTGGGCGTAGGTGAGCTTGCGCTGACCGATGATAGTACCGATGAACTCGTACTCCTCCTTTGTCAAGCACTCTGGGTTGTGGATGGGGAATAGCTTGTTGAGCTTCTCCTTACGGGCATCGCATCCGCAGTCCACGCCTGTTGCTTCGCTAAACCATTCTACCGCTGCTTTGATTCCTGTGGCTTCGGTGATGTTTTCAATCACATCCCCCAGACCTTTCGGCTTCCTTCCACGCTTGGTAGGTTTCTTCGGTTCGTTCTCGGAGTTCATCTTTTGCTATTTTTAGGGTGTTGCGTAATGAATCACGG